CAGGCGCACAACAAATTGGTAACTTTTATGCGTATTCAGACGGTGTTTTGCGTAGCCGTTTTATGCAAGTCCCGACGATTTCACGCAGCCGCGATTTAATGGCAAGCGTTATTGGTTGTTTGCCGTTGGTTATGTATAAAGAAATGTGGAACGGCGACGAAATGGAACGTGTGCCGGAAGCGCCGCGCAGTTGGTTACGTCGCATTGACAAAGGCGTTACAAATAACTTTATACTAAGTTTTACATTTGACGATTTATTTTTCTATGGTCGGGCCTTTTGGTACATAACCGAAAGAACCGCAGACGGATACCCAAGCGCGTTTACACGTTTGCCGGCCGCAATTGTGACAACCCAAGACCAATCACAAGGCAACGGCGTTTGGTTCGGCCCGTCTAAACAAATTTTGTTTCAGGGTTTGCCTATTCGTTGGGAGGATTGCGTACAGTTTTTAAGCCCAATTCAGGGACTTATTTACACCGGTGCAACATCAGTAGATACCGCGCTTAAGTTAGAACAGGCCCGCAACCGTAACGCCATGAGTTTGCAACCAGCGGTTACTTTGCGTCAAGTTGGCGGCGAACCTATGTCCCCGCAAGAATTACGCGATTTGGCAGCTGCCTATGACGAAGCAAGGTTCAGTTCGTCCACAAGTGCGGTTAACGAATTCGTTGAAGTAATCCCGAACATGGCAACACCGGACAAAATGCTTTTAATTGACGCCGCCGAATATCAGGCTAAAGAAATTGCCCGTATCGCAAACGTCCCCGCGTACTTAGTTTCCGTCAGTATTGGAAATTACAGTTACGTTTCGTCAAGCGAAGCGTCACGCGACCTATACACGTTCGGCGTGAAACCATATATTGACTGCATACAAGAAACGCTAAGCGCAGATAACGTTTTGCCTCGCGGAACGGGTGTAATGTTCGATATTGAAAGTTATTTAGAAAACGAATACAGCGAAAAGGCAGACATGCCGGACGAAACACAGGTAGCGAACAATGCTTAGACTTACCCCACAAGAATTAAAGATTGACGCCGCGCAAGGTGACGCGCTGCCACGTCGTACCCTTGCCGGCGTCGCCATTGAATACGGCGTTGAAGCCGTGGTAAGTGACGGCCAAAAGGTACGGTTCGAAAAAGGCGCATTGCCATTAGAGGGCAAAAACCCCAAAATGTATCTGTACCACGACAGCACCCAGCCCATTGGCGTTGTTACGGCCCGCACAGAGGTAGATAACTACGTCATGTTCGAAGCCAAAATTAGCGAAACGACGCTAGGTAATGAGAGTTTGCAACTAGCGTTGGACGGCGTTTTGGATAGCCTTTCCGTTGGTGTAACCCCGGAAGAATTCAGTTTTGACGAAGCGGGCACAATGGTTGTTACAAAGGCTAGTTGGCAGGAACTTTCGCTTTTGCCCTATGGCGCTTTCGAGGCAGCCAAGGTTGAACGTGTCGCCGCCAGTATCCACCAAAACGAAAACGAAGTAGAGTTAAATAGTGAACAGGACACAGAAAAGGAAAAAACCGAAATGTCAAACCCAGTAGAAACCCCAGCAGTTGTCGAGGCTTCAACAGTTCAAACCATTTACGCGCAGCCGCGCAAGTTGCGTTTGCCGTCAACGTCGGAATATATCGCCAGTTATGTTCGTGGCGGTGCAGATTTCGCACAACTTAACGCCAACATTAACGCGGCCCGTATTGAAGCTGCACCGGGTGTTGCACCATTCATTAACACCGAAAGCACGCCGGGCATTTTGCCGGAAATCATCACCGGCAGCGTGTACGACGGGCTAAACCCAATTCGTCCGTTTGTTACCGCAATTGGTACACGCGCAATGCCAACCGCAGGCGCAACTTTCCGTCGTCCAAAAATTACAACCCGTCCAACTGTTGCACAACAGGCAAACCAGTTTGACACGCTTAACGCTTCAACCGTCGTGGTTAGCAACACGGACATTTCCAAACTAAGTTTCGGAACATATGTCACCGTCTCCGAACAGGACTTGGACTGGAGTGACCCGTCAAGCATTGACATCATTCTTAACCAGTTGGCAATTGCCTACGGCCAAGCAACCGACAACTACGCTGTTGACACTTGCTACGGCGCAATTGTTCAAACCGCAACCGTGACTGACCCAACAGCCGGTGCAGATTGGGTTGCAGCGATTTACGACGGTGCAAAACAAATTTCGGAAACCTCGAACTACTTGCCAACCCACATGGTTGTTACACCAACCAGTTGGAAAAACCTCGCGTCGTCAACGGACTTGCAGGACAGGCCAGTATTTCCATACGTCGGCGCGCCAAACCTTATGGGTCAAAACGCTGCCGGCAATTCGTCTGCAACATCATGGAACGGCAACCCGTTGGGGTTGGTGTTGGTTGTTGACAAAAACGCGGCCGGTTCGTTCATGGGTCACGCAGCAGGCCCAGCAGCAGGTTTCGAATTCTACGAACAGCAAAAGGGCGCTATCAGCGTTGAAGTCCCGGCAACAATGGGCCGAACGATTGCTTTCCGTGGTTACGCTGCCGCGTTTATGGCAGACGCAACCAAGTTCGTTAAGTTCGTCTGATAGCCGAAAGGTAGGCCTTTATGGCCGTCTATTCGGTCACACAAAAATACTTAACCGACAATTACGCGGTTGTTGTATTACTAACTAATGCCGACCCGCTAGAGGTTGGTCAAACCGTAACTATTGCGGGCGTTGACGCAACCTTTAACGGCACATATACCGTGCGCGAATTGCCACAGTATTATTTTACTGGCGTTGACGAACAGGGTTTTTTAACCTACGACATTGAAGCCCCAATTGCTAACCAAGTGTTGTTTGCAAAAACCGCTGCCAACGTAACCATTGTTGCCGCAACCGGAACATTGACAACAACGCCAGTTTGCACATGGGTAACAACTGACGCACAAATTGAGGATTGGCTAGGAATAGGAACAGCAACCGCAGCTGACCAAGCGTTTATTACCCAATGCAGGCAGGCCGCAAACGAATTTGCGTACAGGCGCAGGGCAGAGGCGGGCTATCGAAACGAAAGCCTAAGCACCGTACCCAATGCTTCCGTGCTACTTGGAACTATTGCTTACGCAGGGTTTTTATATCGCCAACGCGGTTCGGTAACAGACTTTGCCAGTTTCGACGGCCTCGCTGCCGGTGGAAGCATGGGCCTTAGCCCAATGATTAAACAACTGTTAGGCGTAGATAGGCCCGCGGTTGCGTAATGCCTGTTGCATACACCGACCTATTTAACAGCGCGTTAGACGGGCTTACAAGCACGTTGCAGACCATTTTAGGGTTACAAGTAGTCAATGACCCTCGAAACATTGTGCCACCATGCGCCTTTATTGACGCGCCTAGTTTCGTGGCATTTAACCGCAACATTGTAAAACTGACGTTTCCGGTTCGCCTTATTACCCTTGGCCCGGGCAACTTGGACGCGCAACGGTCGCTAATGAACATGGCGGCAAAAGTGTTGGCTAAAAACGTTGCTGTAACAGACGGACGGCCAACCATTGCCATAATCGGTGGCAGCGAATTAGCGGCGTATGATTTAACTATTGAAATGCAAGCCCAAACCAGTTAGGAAACCTTATGGCAAAGTACATTGTGAACAGCGAACGTTTAGGCGAAGTAGGCGCAGAGTTTGACGCCGACGCCGCAGCTGCAACTGGCGTGAACGTCGAAGCGTTAATTAGTGGCGGTTTCATATCCACACATAAAGCGCCGAAAAGTGCTAAAAAAGACACAGACACAAGCGAGGACTAAAAATGGCTTTTACATATTTGTCAAACCCGGTAGTAACAATTAACGCGGTGGATTGTTCTGACCAATGCACGGCAGCAACCCTTAACCGTGTCACCGAAAGTTTGGAAGTTACCGCTTTTGGTGCAACAGCCCGAACCTACACCGCAGGCTTGCAAAACAACGAAGTGACAATCACCTTGTATCAGAGTTACGCCGTAAGCGAAACTTACGCCACATTGGCAGGCCTTGTAGGCACAACAACAAACATTACGTTGAAGCCAACTACCGGTACAACGTCAGCAACCAACCCGCTGTTCACAATTACTGGCGCATATCTCGAAACCTTGCCGATTGTCAACGCGTCGTTGGGTGAGTTGTCAACCATTGACGTTACCTTTACCGGTGGCACATATTCCGTGGCGGTTGCATAATGCCTACCGCGTTTTATCTCGCAAACCCACAAGTAACCATTGCAAGCACGGACATGTCCGACCAATGCACGGCCGCAACATTCACACGCGTAACGGAAAGCCTTGAACAAACGTCGTTTGGTAACACGGCGCGCAGTTACACCGCAGGCCTACAAAACAACGAAGTGACCCTTACCATGTACCAAAGTTACATTGGTTCGGAAACCTACGACATTTTGAAAGGCTTGGTTGGCACAACTACCACGGTGATTGTGAAACCAACAACCGCAGCAGACGGCCCAACCAACCCCGGGTTTACCTTGACGGGCTGTTATCTCGAAACCTTGCCCATTGTTAATGCGTCACTAGGCGAATTGTCAACCATTGACATAACGTTTACTGGCGGCGTTTACACCGCAGACGTTACCCCATAACTAGCGCCGACCCAATCGGCCCGACACGAAAGTAGGCAACATGCAACTAACCCTTGAAATTACAAACCATGAGGGCACTCACCAAGTAAACACCAACCTGTTTACCATTGTTCTATGGGAACGGCGTTTTAAACGCAAGGCCGCCGATATGGCAAACGGCATTGGTGTAGAGGATTTACTGTATTTGGCTTGGGAAGCAAGCAAACAGGCAAAAATTGTTGTGCCGTCCGAATTTGACATTTATTGCAAACAAATAACAAACATTGAAGTAACCGCGCAAGAGGCCCAAAACCCTACCCAAGCGGGACTTACCGCCGGCAACTAGCCGAACTGTTAATCGCAACAGGGTTTGCCCCGCATTGGTATAGCGACACGTTTGACACACAAGACCTATTGACAGTCATTAAAGTTTTGGGTGAACGAAACAAAAGGTAACACCCATGGCGCAACCAATTTATGAGGTTAAAGGCATTGACCGAACCTTGGCGCTACTGCACAAAATAGACCCAACGTTTCGGCGAACCGTAACTAAGCGAATTACCCGCGCCGGTGACGTCATGGTTACAGAGGCCCGCAGCATGATTACCACGATTACAGGCGTGAAAGGCGCGCCGCTATCGGGCATGAACCGTGGCACACTCATAAAAGGCCGTGAAATTCGTTGGGATACCGCAGCTGTAAAAAAAGGTTTCAAAGTAAAAGTTGGTTCACGCGCAACCAAAGAACGTTACGTCGAATTCAAACGTTACACAGACGGCGTACAAACACACACGGAACAAATACCGTTTGGTTCAAAACCATATCGCCTAATGACCATGCAACAGGCAGACGCCGCAGGTTCTATTTATGACCATGCCGGCAGACATACACAAGGCCGATTTGTGGCAAACCTTGACGTTTCCGGCGGCGGCCAACAGCCCCGTGTTATTGACAAAGTGGTTGAGAAAAACAAACCCGCCGTGCAACAGGAAGTAGAATTGGTCATTCAAGACGTCGAAGCCAAAACAAACACAGAGTTAAAAAAGAGGTATAAATAGTGGCAATTAACATACCTATTATCACGTCGTTTGTTAATACTGGCGTACAGGCAGCAGACAAACAACTAAAAGCATTTGGCACTAGCGCGAAAAACGTTGCCGGCGCTGTTGGCGGTTTCAGTCTCGCCGTGGGAACAATCAAAAGCGTTATTGGCCCGGCAATTACCGCCGCGTCAAACATGGAGGAAAGCCTAAGCAAAGTAAACGTCATTTTCGGCCGTGGCGCGCGTGACGTAGAAAAGTTTGCCCGAACAGCTGCAAAAGAATTAGGCCAATCACAACAGGCTGTTTTAAACGCTGCCGGTGCTTTCGGAACTTTTGGTAAGGCTGCCGGGTTATCGGGCCAAGATTTAGCAACGTTCAGTAACGATTTCACAACCCTTGCAACTGACCTTGCGTCGTTTAATAACACAAGCCCGGAGGAGGCCGTACAGGCTATTGGCGCGGCGTTGCGCGGTGAAGCCGAACCTTTGCGCCGTTTTGGTGTTTTGTTGAATGACGCCACGTTAAAGCAAGAGGCGTTAACCCTTGGCATTTATGACGGCAAAGGCGCGTTAACAGCACAACAAAAGATTTTGGCTGCACAGGCCGCGATTTATAAACAAACAGGCGACGCGCAAGGCGATTTTATGCGTACAAGCGACGGCCTAGCGAACAGCCAACGAACATTGGCCGCCACATTCGAGAACGTTAAAGCGAAATTCGGTGCAGCGTTTTTGGAGCAAACCAAAACAGCAACCCAAAACATTACGTTTTTGGCGCAGGCTTTCGAGAAACTACCAACCCCGGTAAAAAACAGCGGCAACGAAATTAGCACGTTCACAGGGTTTTTACGCAATATGCAAAACCCGCTTAGTCAAGCATGGTTCGGTTTAACTAGTTTGCGTAAAGCGTTTGAAAACACCAAAGAAACTGGCGCATATAACGAAAACCTAAAATTTAGTGCCCAACAAACCATGCGTATTGCCGACGCCGCCGGTGAAGCACGGCGAGAGGCAGCAGGATTTGGCGATAGTGCCGCGGGTGCTTCCAAGAAAATAAACGATTTATATGACGTCATAAACGACAAACTGGCAGACGCATTAGACCAAGCAAAAGACCAACTAGCAGACGCACGGGACGCTTTCACAGAGTTTGGCAAAAGTGTTGCCGACGGCATAAAAGCCGGGTTTAGTTTCAGCGACGCACAAACGGCAGGCCTTGAAACTGGCAGCGGTTTTTTACAAGGGTTACGCGACCAAGTGGACGGCGTGAAACAGTACGCAAAAAACGTAGATACCCTTTTGAAGCGCGGTTTAAGTCGTGACGCTTTAACATCAGTTTTGGACGCAGGCGCAGAGGCAGGCGCAGCAATAGCCGCCGAACTAGTCGCAGGCGGGCAGGAAGCCATTACAGGGCCAAACGGTGTAAACGCGCTAGTTGAAACAATCCAAAGCGTTGCCGACCAACTAGGACTAGATAGCGCAGCACGTTTCTACCAAGCCGGTGTTGACCAAGGAAAAGCGTTAGTTGCAGGCCTCGAAAGCGTTTTAGTGAAATACGAAAAGATATTGAAAAACCCGAACCTAAGCACCAAACGTTTAAACGCGTTGTTAGGCCAAGCACAAACAGACATTGCTTTTACTCAAATAACCGCAGGCCAAACCATTGCAACCCCAACGCCTACAACATCAAACGCGCAAGGTATCGCAGAATTTCAAAACATGCGCGGCGTTACAAACAACTACACCGTAAACGTGACTGGCGGGTTGGCTACCGCAGCTGAAATTGGCCGTGTCACCAATGACGGGTTGCGCGCCTTTGCACGTCAAAACGGCCCGCTAGACCTACCAATAGCAGGCCTTTAAACCATGCCCGGCACAGCAATAGTACAGGCGGGTAACTATTCGCTACTAGTGGACACAGGCAGCCAAACAGGCAGTTTTACGTTAGACAGCGCCACAAAGGGACTTTTAAACGGTGTATTCCCATTAGGGCCAACAAACGATTTTGCGGACATAACAGCAAGCGCAACCCAAATAAGCGTTAGACGTGGACGCCGTGACCAAGGCGACCAATTCAGCGCCGGCACAATGACATTTACCATTAACGACGTTGACGGTGTTTTTAACCCATTCGACGAAAACAGCCCGTACTACAACACGCCGGAAGCATTACCGGGTTTAGCGCCTATGCGTAACGTTGAGTTAATCCGCTACGACGCAAGCAACAACCCGCAATACCTTTACCGGGGCAAAATTATTAACTACGAATACAACTTTGCGTTAGACGGGTTGGACAGCGTAACCGTTTACTGTTCAGACGATTTCTATTTGCTTAGCCAAACCTACATGAACGAATACAACGTAAACGTTGAAACATCAGGCCAACGCATAACTAGCGTTTTGAACCTACCCGAAGTTAACTACCCGCCGGGCGCGGCCCGAAACATTAACGCCGGCACGGTAAACCTTGGCCATGACGCCGCTTACACCGTCCCAGCGGGCACAAACGTTTTAAACTATTTAAGCCAAATAAACGAAACCGCAGAGTTTGGACGCCTGTTTATGTCACGGGCAGGCGTTTTGACGTTTACCCCGCGGGTTGGTAACACGTTGGCGGGAAGTGTCGCAGATTTCCACGACGACGGAACGAACATACCTTATGACAATTTGGGGATTACATTCGAGGCCGACGCGGTAACAAACCGGGTGCAAATAGAAAACCTAGGTGCAGCGTCAGCAACCGCCAACGACGCCGCAAGCCAAACCCTGTTTTTTATTCAAACAAACAGCATTACCAACAGCCTGTTAGACGACACCGAACTAGCAGCTGCCGCAACCTACCTTTTAGAGCCATACCCGGAAGCCCGCTACAACAGCGTTGAAACCGTGTTTGGTGCTTTAACTAACCCGCAACGCGACACCGTAGCAATTATTGACATTTCCGACACAATCACCATTGAAAAAAGTTTTGCTACTGGCCTAACAACAACGGTGTTGGCACAGGAATTGGCGGTAGAGGGTATAGAACATGAAATAACCCTTAACGGCCATAGGGTACGTTTATTTACAAGCCCAACCACAATTGTTTACGAACTGATTTTAAACAACGCCACATATGGCACACTTGACGCTTTTAATGCTTTAGGATAGGAAACACTATGGCACTACAAACCTTTACCGCGGGGCAAATACTCACAGCGGCACAAGTAACAGCATTGCAGGCAAACGACTACAACCAAACGGTTTCGAATAAGGTTGCTAGTTACGTTTTAGCGGCCGCCGACCGTGGCACACGCGTTGTTATGAACCTAGGCACGGCAACAACCATTACCGTTAACAGCGGGTTGTTTACTGCCGGCGACACGCTTTACATTCAAAACATTGGCGCGGGTGTTTGTACGATTACCGCGGGAACTGCAACGGTTACTAGTTCTGGTTCGTTGGCGTTGGCCCAATGGCAAGGCGGCACACTTTATTTTACTAGCGCTAGCGCAGCAATTTTCTATGCGGCGGGTGTTTCGTCAACTGCAACATTGGCAGCGATTTTCAACGAAACACAAGCACAAAATACACAAGGCGGCGCAAGCGTCGCGTCAGTATTTACGAAACGCACACTAAACACAACGGTATCCAACAACATTGGTGCAAGTATCGCGGCAAGCGTCATTACGTTAACCCCGGGAACGTACCGCGTATCCGCCATGTCCCCGTTTTACAACGTCACGGGTGTAATAATCCGTTTACGCAATACCACGGACGCCACAACAACCATTGCAGGCGTTAACAGTTACGTTGCCGGCACAAGCAACGCAGGTTGCACAGCACAGTTGGACGGCATTTTTACGATTACCGCCAACAAAAACTTTGAAATTCAGTATTGGGCAAACACCGCCACAGCAACAAACGGCCTTGGCGTTGCGCTAAACGCTGCCGGTATCAGCGAAATTTACACACAAGTAACTATTCGGAAGTTGGCATAATGGCAACCGAACAAGAAATTAACAGCCAAATTGGTAACGCAACACGCGAACTAGCACCGGGCACAACATGGAAATACAACCCGCCGGGTGACGGCTACTACTGCCTCGAATGGTTAGACGACCCAGCATTGCAACCCACAGAGGCCGCAACAATGGCTAAAGCAACCGAACTAGCGAACAACCCGCCGGTATGACATGGCCGTTGAAGTTGTGGTTTCTTTGGTCGGTGGGGGTTTCGCTGTGGTGGTTGCACTCATCAGTAAAATAGGCCGCGAAAACAAAAGCGACCATGGCCTAGTTCATAAAGCGTTGGGCCGTATCGAACAAAAAATTGACGCACACGTTGAAAGCCACGACTAATGAAACAACAATTTAAAGCCATGTTTGCCAGTTATTCGCGCAGCGTCGTTGGCGCTGTTGTTGCCGTGTATTTAACAGGCGCAACCAACCCAACGGACTATTTGAAAGCTGCCATTGCTGCACTCATTCCGCCAATCATGCGTTGGGCAAACCCAAAAGATAGTGCTTTCGGTTTGAAACAATGACGGCAAAAGCCCAACCCGGTGTACCCGGCAGCCGCGACTACATAGGCAACAGCGACGGCCCAGCAAAAGGCAAACGTGCCGGCACAGAGGAATGGGTAAAACAGGCTGTTAAGTATTCGAACGGCGCGCTATGGAATAACGGCACATACGGCCAACGTGACGTTAAAGGCAAACCCGGCACAATGTCCGTACACGCCACAGGACGCGCTATGGACTTGTCGTATCGTAAAACCGACACTAAAGGCGTTGCACAAGGCAGGCAGGCCGCTAAAGCGTTTCTAGACGTTGTGATAGCCAACGCAAACAGGCTTGGCGTACAAATGGTTATTGACTACTGGCCAACACCGTTTGGCAGGGCTTGGCGTTGTGACCGTCAATCGTGGAAAGCCTACGAAACCAAAACTGTGTCCGGTGCACCCGGCGGAGATTGGCTACATATCGAACTAAGTCCGGCTATGGCCGACAACCCGGAAGCGGTAAAAACCATATTTCAAACGGTGTTTGGGGTATCCGCAACCGCGTAACAATGGTTCGCTAAAGTTTTGCTACCGACGGAAAGTAGAAAAATGTCAGAACTGCAAACCTTTATTTACGAATGTTACATAACAACCCTCGAAACGGGTCAGCAAGTTATGGTTCAGATATTCCGCAACCCGGAAACGTTTGAATGTTTACATACCCAAATGGCGTTTAAAAGCCCGGCGCACGGGACGTGGGGTATTCCATACCAAATGGAAAGGCGCTAACCAATGATAATGCACAAGTTATTAACAGGCCTAATTGGCGTATTTACAGGCGTTTTAGTGCTGTTTAGTCCCGGTAATGCACAAGCCCCAACCCAAACCACACAGGTTGTTATTGCCTCGATACCGTCAACTATTCCACCAACCACAACAACCACGTTGCCGGCCTTGGTGACTACTTGCGCGCAAGTTGCAACACTTGTAGCGGCAGAGGGTTTACCGCCAAGCGAACTAGAAACCGCGTTACGGGTCGCCGTTCGCGAAAGCCTTTGCACAAGTGACGCATACAACGCAACTGACCCAAACGGCGGCAGTTACGGCATATTCCAAATTAACGGGTTTTGGTGCTTACCGAACAGTAATTGGCCTACCGGTTGGCTACAAGCAAAAGGAATTGTTACAAGCTGCAAAGACCTATTCGAACCAACAACCAACACACGCGCCATGGTTGCTATATGGCACAACAGCGGTTGGCTACCATGGACTACTAGCAACTAATGAACGAACAGCCCTACCCCGACAACACCGTAAGCGAGGAAACCCGACGCATGTTAGACCCGACACGAAACGCGCTGCAACGCCACGAAACAGTTATCAAAAACCTGTTAGACGAAATATGCAGGCCCGCACACATTCCCTACAAACCCAAACACGCCGACCTAATCGGCCGTTTAAAACACTTGGCTGTTGACTTAGACCTAAGCGGGCAACAAACCGCATGGCAAACCGTAAGCGAAGCAATCGAGGCTTTAGGCGGCTAACCATGGCAACAATCTATTTAACCCCGACCGAAATAGACTACGCCTACGCTGTTGCGGCGCTACGCCACGAAAACGCCAAAAGCAACAAACACCAAGACCGATTTAAAGGCGAATTCAAAAACACTATGCCCGACAAAATAGGCGCATTAGGCGAATTCGCGTTAGCCAAACACCTAAACCTTTATTGGGGTTATGAACCGTACAACCCGAAAGCAAACGACGTTGGCCGTTATGAGGTACGCACAACCCCACGTCCGGACGGTTGTTTGCTAACCCGTGATTTCGACAAACCAGCAATCTACGTTTTGGCAACCCTAGACAAAGAAAACAGGGCTGTTGTTTTGCGCGGTTGGAATACGTTGTATGAAACCATGCAAATAGACCGTTGGGCCGAATACATGCCGTTACCATGTTTCAAAACACCACAAACATTGCTACACGCAATGGATACACTACCCGCAGCAATATAACCCGACATGAAAGAAACCCCGACAATGAGACCATGCCCTAAATGCGGCGTTAACACCTACGCCTATAAAGCACACAGCAAACACGAGAGGGTTTTATATTTTCACCCGGGCACATGCAAAAAGGATTGGCGCTAAATGGCTTTCAACATTGAAAACTACGTTGACGTACCAACACGTTTAGCGGAAGCATTGAAGCGTTACCCCGATTTACGCATACAAGAAACAGGCGCAGAGGTTGTTACCATGCCCGACGGAAGCACGTTTTACCGTTGCACCGTCACCGTTTGGCGAGACGACAAAGACCCATTGCCAAGCGTTGCTACAGCTGCCGAACCATACCCCGGCAAAACGCCATACACGAAAAACAGCGAATTCATGGTAGGTATGACTAGCGCGTTAGGCCGCGCGTTGGGTTATATGGGTTTTGGGATAAACAAAAGCATTGCGTCACGCAACGAAATAGAGGCCCGTCAAGACCCAAAGAAACCCGACGCACAAATAGCGCCGATACGTCGAGAAACGGCCAATAATCACCCTAAGCAAGCAAGCCAAAAACAGGTGTATTTCATAAAATCACTTGCCAAAGGCGCAAGTTTAGATGAAGCAGAGTTGCACGAATTTATAGCGGTAACACTAAATAGCGACGCGGCAACCCTCGAAACGCTTAACCCGGAACAGGCAACCCACGTTATTGACGCACTAAAACAACTACCCAGCAGCAAGGCAGACTAATGGCCCAAAAACTTTCAAACGTTTTACAAGGCTTGCCGGACGGTTACTTTAACGCGGTTTTCACCATGCGCCAATGGATACCGGAAACGCAAATACACGAGGTTTTAACCTACTTAAAAGCAAAAGACGTTGACGCATTAAAAGCGGTTTTAAACGAAATTGCGCGCTTCAATCCACCGCCATTCGAAATGAAACAACTATTAAATTTCATTGTGCGCGACCTAAAAGCACCGCAAAGGTTTTAACCATGACCAACGTTGACATGGTGGAATTCTTGCGCGGTGAATGTCGCACATTGCGCGCCGAAATAGAACTGTTGCGCGAACAAATAACACGATTAGAGGCAAGCCGTGACACATGGAAAAACTTGGCGGCAGCGTGGGAATGGTTAGCGGAGAATAAAGACTAATGGCAATGCTTGAAGCACCATTTAAAAACGCAATCATTGAAGTAGCAAAACGTTACGGTTGGTTAGTCCACCATGACCTACCAGCCATGAACCGTGCCGGCAAATGGGCTACACACATTCAAGGCGATAGTGGTTTCCCCGATTTGGTGTTGGTCAATAAGCGCGGTGTGCTAGTTTTCGCGGAACTAAAAACAGACGTTGGTATAGTTCGCAAAACACAAACAGAATGGTTAGACCGTCTCGACAAATGCGGGGTTATCACACAAGTTTGGCGGCCTAACCAAATGCCAGTAATTATTAAGTTTCTAGCCACCGCATAGCGCGTTGGACTAGCCAAGCCCTAAGCCCGTTGCACGGCAGTTGGGAACATACGGAAACGTAGGTAGTACGCTATGCCCGTAAACATGCGTGACGAAATGACCGGGCCTATGGCGTGGCAGGCTGTAAACATAATCAGCCAAGTGTTAGTTAGTGGGTACGGGTTAGGGCAACCCCGTGGGTGGGGCTTTAGTGCATTAGGCTTTACAACGTGCTAGGCGCACCCCCAAGCGTTTAGCACACACAACGATTTACATAAACAAAACAAACAGCAAGGTT